ACATGTTAATATCACCGTTAACATCCAACTCATACTGGGGTGTACTAGTATTTATACCGACATTACCGCTGTTATAATAGGCCTTTGTACCGTTCAATGACCAAACGGATGAGCCACCACCACCAAACGATTGCGCAACTCCATTAATTCTTAAACTACTACCACTAGACATGTTAATATCACCGTTAACATCCAACTCATACTGGGGTGTACTAGTATTTATACCGACATTACCGCTGTTATAATAGGCCTTTGTACCGTTCAATGACCAAACGGATGAGCCACCACCACCAAATGTCTGAATAACACCATTTTTTCTTAAATCACCTGTTAAGTTAATATCACCCGTAACGTCTAACGGATAAGATGGATTAGTGTTTAATATACCTATTTTACCAGTTTTATCTAGTTTTACTTTTGGTACGTATGTAGATGAAAGACCCGTGATTTTAATATCACGCCAAACGTTATTTGCAAGGCTACCAGTACCGGTAAGATGACCTGCAATAAGTAAGGTTCTATTATAAGCCGTATCGGTACTTACGTTTATACTAGTAGATCTATCGTATATTTCATTATATTGATTAACACTACCCCAGTTTAAAGATTTACCAGATTCGGTGTGTATATGATAGTATGTTACACCATCGTTACTACCAAATGTATATAATGTTCTTGGTAAGTCTCGTTTGCTAGTGACGTAGATTTCCACTTTTTGAACAAAAATTTTAGATGGCATTTGTATTTCAATCCATTCACCTTTATACCCAGCAACTTTTTCAGTTGTACCAAAGTAAGCAGGAGTTGACCAATATGGGTATAAATTTGCATTACCTACATCCCAACCATCTGAGGTATTATCATCAAACCCTTTCCATGCATTACTTACATCTATTGATGCAGATATTGTATATCCGGAAATACCTGCAGTGTTTGAAGTCATGGGACCGTTAGGCCACAAGGCACTTGCTGAGGCTGTGATTATACCCAATTCCATATCATTTGTAGTTGAACCAGCTACACCTGTTGCTGAAGAAGTAACACCTGTAATATGGTGTAAGTCTAAACCTGTTATTTCTGTGCCGTTACCTATAAACCCTTGCGTAGCCTTAATTTTTCCATCTACGTCTATAACTTCGGTTGGTGAAGTAACATTTATACCTAACATACCAGCACCACCGGCATTTCTATGCATGACAGCACGTATATCTTCGTGCGTTCTATCGTACCCCGCACTTAAATCAAACGCTATCTGACCACCTTTTAATCGTATTCTATCTGGACCGTATGTACCACCACCAGATGCATCCGCGTTATCATTACCTTTAAAAAGTAATAGTTCGGCTTTTTCTTCGGCTTCATAAACGCGGTTTTCTATAACTGTGAGTTCATACGCATTATCTGATTTTGAACCACCAAAGTATATACTTTTACTACTCGTACTTGAATCGTCATTTGTACCTATTGATATACCAGTTCCCTGAATATATCCACCTATAGATACGTTACCTTTAATAATCATAGACTGACTGATATTGTATACCCAAATAGTTGATCCACCCGTACTAATTTGACTATCCGAACCAGCTACGAATGTAGTTGCACCCCCTATGTATGTTATATTATCAACAGTAAAACCTCCAGAAACTTGAGCAGCTGGCGACGCCGTGGGATTATAAAGGTCATAATGATTTTCATTTTTTCCTATAGCTACCATTTCACCTTCACCATCAATCGATATAGATTCACCTAACTTATGTTGATAATTCGTCCAGTAAAAGAATGAACCCGCTAGTTCAACCATTTCATTTGGGAAACTTACCCACTGATCCCCATTAAAATCGAATATGAGAATATTACCTTTATAATATTCTATATGATCTATGTAACCTGTGGCACCAGAAACTATACGCCTACCTGAACCGTCAAAACGTGCAGTCTTTCCAAGTAACATGTTACCTTGGGGTGCAACTATATGTTTAGCGACTTCCCCCATTTCTTCCCACACTGCATTACTCGGATTCCAATCGAGTGTGTATATTCTCCCTGACATGGCGTGAGGAGCCGTGTTTGATGTACCATAACTTCCGGGTCCACCTGCTAATATACGCGTACCCGCCCGGTTTATATCTACAGATGTGCCAAGTGCATCTAGCCATCTAACTTTTAAAGGATTTGTATCATATGTACCTATACCAGTTGTACCTATAACAGATGTAATAGAAACGTTACTGGTCCACGACGAACCACCGGATAAAACGGTAACATTATCGTAAACGTGTGCATTACCGGTATATGGAAATGAATCGGTTGTCCATATGTTATTCGCTCCTCCTTGTATTTGATCTGGTTCATACCAAATATTTCTTATTGATGGTTCACCCACGATTATCTTATCACCTATATCTGTTATACCTAAGGAATACCCAAAATAGAAATTTTTCCAAGTTGCAGGAAATCCAGATAAAGTTCCCGAAGGTGAATTTAAGGTTTGTTGTAAAGTATAATTAGTACCATTCCACTTGTATATATAAACTTTACCTTCAGATACGGGTATATTATTAAATTGAATATTACCACTACTACTTGGTACTACCGTGTTATAGAAAGGTGCACCAACAACTAATATGTTACCGTCGTATTGGGATAAAGCGATGGAGTGTCCAAACCCCCCTTGTTGTGATACATCAGAACCTCTCTGTGTCCACCCATTACCAGAACCATTTTTAGTGAATACTCTCGCGTAACCTGATATATTCGATACAGATCCAAACCATGTCCCGGGTGCACCTACAGCTACCATATCTGCATTATCCGTTCCGTCGAGAGATCTACCAAAATCTTCAGATGAATTACCCTGAATTGTGTGTTCGTGGTACCAAAGTTTTGATGTTTCATTATAAATGTATACGTTACACAAATTATTCATTGGTTCACCTGTAAACATTCTTTGAATTATACCCTTTTTACCCCGCGACAATTTGGAGGCAGTAGGTACCCAATATCTTAAAGCATGTGATTGATCTACTTCAATTATAAATTCCGAGTCTGTTGGTCCGGTGTTATTTGTATTATTACTAGATCCAGAACCTGACATTATACTATAGTTTAGTTATATTAATTTTATGGCGATCTGACGTCCCAACTTCCACCTTGAACTTGAATTGTTGAAATTTGTATAGTTCTGGATGCTTCGGATGTTATACTCCCCGCTATAATATTTGTCAAATTCGCACCATCACCCCTAAATGAAGTTGCATTTACTGTACCAACAACATCTAATGTGTACGCTGGGTTTGTAGTTCCAATACCAACATTACCACTATTATAGTATATATCGTTATTAACCAACTGTGTCCAGTAACCTGACCCCCCAACACCACCGCTATCTGTACCCCATACTGGAACACCGTTTGTATCCGCTTTAATAACTTGTCCAACAGTACCTAGAGATGTACTTACTAATTTACCGGAAGTTGAATCGTAATATATAACACCTTTATTTGTAAAATTAGAATCTACAAATCCACCTGTACCCGCGGTAAATTTAGTCGCTTTAAGTTCAGCTGTACTCGGGTTAATCGTTAAACCTGTAGTTGTTTTAACATTATTACCAATTAGAAAAGCAATTTTTTTATCTGTATTTGTTGTTGTATCTGATGTGTTTGTTATTGAACCTGCTTTACCACTTGTATCTACGGTACCTGTTGTATTTACCCCGGGTAAGTCTATAGCTGCTGATCCATCAAAAGAAACACCTCCAATGTTTACTGTAGATGCTAATTTAGTCGCAGTCGCAGCATTCCCACTTGTATCTACGGTACCTGTTGTATTTACCCCGGGTAAGTCTATAGCTGTTGATCCATCAAAAGAAACACCTCCAATGTTTACTGCAGATGCTAATTTAGTCGCAGTCGCAGCATTCCCACTTGTATCTACGGCACCTGTTGTATTTACCCCGGGTAAGTCTATAGCTGTTGATCCATCAAAAGAAACACCTCCAATATTTATTGGTGTTGTTAATTTAGCCGCCGATCCAGACCACGTGGTAGATGTTAACGAACCCGTAGTACCACCATTGGGTCCTACGATTACTTCTTCGACCCTAATATCACCAGAAGTGTCTCTCATCACCAATTTACTCGCTACATTTCCCGTGGCGGAATCTACTGAAATTGTCGTATCACCTGCACCGGTGTGACCACCAGTAAATGTCGGTGGAGTATTACCATCACTAATTGCATTTGCACCCGTTAAACCAACACCTGTAAAGAGTTGACCAGGTGTCGCGGAACCTACACTGGATACATCACCCCAGGTGGGAAAACTACCATTACCCGTCGATTTTAAAAAGTATCCAGATGAACCAGCTGGAAGTTTATGTAAAGTAGGCGTTCCAGTACTGTTTGGGTCGTTAGCCACAAGTATCTCACCGACGTTATAAGACGTCTGTCCCGTCCCCCCTCGCGTAATTGCGAGTTCTCCGGAATCAATATTATCGGCATTTAAACTCGTTAAACCGGCACCGGCACCTATGAAATTGGTCGCGTGAACGTTTGTTCCTACGATAACGTTACCCGTGGTTGTTATGGATTCTGCAGGGTTCGTAAAACTTATTGTATTCGTGGATACATTTCCCTGGTTCGAAACCTGTTGAAACGTGGGAGTACCTGCGGTGTTGGATAACAAACCTCCATCACCTATAAAAAACCCAGAGGTTGTTATTATATCACCCGTTGTTGTGTTCCCATTATCTGTAACATCCTGGAGTGTTGATGCTGCGGCCCCTTTATACTTTTGTATATTACGACCAGTATTACAACTCGGCATTCTTACAAATACAAGTGATTATTTTTAGGATAAAATGAGGCATTTCCCTTTACTGAAATCGTTAGGTTCTTCGGATTTTTGTTTTGGTATTTTAAAACCACCTTGACGATACACTTTGAGACGTTTATTATACATGGCGTGACATATAGACCATTGATCGAACATGTCATAAATGTGTGGATTGTTCTTTTTACCATGTGTTTCACGCATAATTCGTCCAATTGACTGTACAATATCAGACTTAGGGGTCGCAAGTATAACCGTATCGAGTGAAGGTATATCGAGACCTTCGTGTGCTTGACTAAACGTGGCAAATATGATTTGTTTTTTACTCGATTCGGCTAAATCCACTTCTTTCATACCACCCATATACAGACCCGACGTTTTCTTGAAACTTTGGTGGAGTACTTCACAATGATGTCGGCGATCACTTAATACGAGAACTTGACGCGTCCCCTTAACAATATTTTTGATAAGGTTTGCTATAACGATATTCCGTCCACGATCTTCGGTAAGTTCGGTAATCATGGTCGCTAATGAAAGTTTACCGAATCGTGTACACGGTGGTGGATCCCGAAAACGTGGGCATCTATATTCGATTGGAAACACTTCGACTTGTTCTTGATTTTCACGTTCAACTGCAAAAAATGTTGGTCCCATGAACCAATGTAAAACTTTCGTAAGACCATCTTTACGGGTCGGTGTTGCTGAGAGTCCAAAAATATGTTTCGGACATATTTTAAAAAGGGATTGAGAAAATACTTTTGCACATATATGATGTGCTTCGTCGACGATAAGTGTACCAATGGTATCGAAATCATTGAACGAATACTCTTTTAAAGAAAGTGATTGGAGCATAGCAATGACAAAATCACAATCGGTTTCTAATTTGTTTTGTTGTACTACACCTATAGTGGCACCCGGACAAAACTGTTTGATACGTTCTTTCCACTGATTTGCTAGAAACTCTTTGTGTACGACAATCATAGTTCTGTATCCGAGTTTACATGCTATGGCCAAGGATACTGTCGTTTTCCCAAAGCCACAAGGAAGTGAGAGAACGCCGTGCCCAGATTTAATTGCTGCTGCCAAAGCATCATTTTGATATGTTTCATCACGGAGTTTTCCATTAAATTTACACGATATTTTAACTGGTGTAGGACGACGATCTTCTTTTGCTTTACCAAACTTTTCTTCACCGTAAAATCGGGGAACACATAGACCTGTTTTTGATTTTCTGAATACCTTAAAGGGAGGCGGCGGAAACCCGAACTCTGTATTTACAACGGCACGTACCGTGAGTTCTTTTTTTATTTCCGGTGTCTCACCTGTGAGATATCCCGAGCGCGTGAGTGACATTAACTATTGTACAGATTTAAACTTTATGTATATTAAATAGATTAAAGAATATCGTGTTTGTAATTATATAAAATATGGTTCTTATGAATATCGATGAAAATATTAAAAAAATGACAGAAGAGATTGAAAGACTGCGTATGGACGCTTTACGACTTGAAGGGGGTGTTAAAATGTTGGTGGCATTAAAAGAAGGTGGTTTAAAAGAGATTGATTTACCAGAATTTAAGAATGATGAAAAGGAAGAAAAAATAATGGAAATAAATTAGTTCCTATACTTTATATACTTCAATACCCACGAATACCCACTATGTTCGTGAGCATTCCAAACCCCGTTAAATTGAATTTCAGTGAGAACTGTATCACCTCTTTTCAGTGATTGAACGGGTGTATCTCCATCAACATTGCACATAACACGTCGGTATCTAAACGGAACTTTTATTTTTAAAACATTACCTTCGAGTGGATCATCGAGTGTTTTTGGAAATAAAACACTACCCCTTCTATGTTCATGTAATTCCCTGATATAGTCTCTTACTTTATCGGGTAGAGATACCCTAATATATTTTTTTTCATTATAGTCGTACATGGGTTCATAAACAGTTACAGTTACGGGTAAAGTCATTCTTTACGTGTATATATTATAATAAGAAACAAAACTATAAGTATGAATATACCATGATAGTTTAACGACTGTACATGCGCGGTTATCGGGTATTCTAAATGAATGTTTTGTAATAGATTTTTCGTATGAGAGGGCCCACTAAAATAGTCAACTGTAAAATTAAGTGCTAATTGGTACCGAATTCCAATATATTTCATACGAGTAATAAAAAATAAACGTTATGATTTCCATTAGAATGGTATATTTGAGGGTTTCATTCGTATCTTTTAAGAATAAATACGTCACAAATAATGTTATAAAAAACATAAAAAACCTGTAAACGACCGCCTTAGTTAAAATACGCGATTTACTTTGAACAATGTATTTTTCTTTTTCTTGTTCAAGATGTGTCATTTACTTTGGGTATATATTTTATTTGAAACTTAAACAATAAAGTCGTATAGGTATTAATTCTATGGAGGGTGCAGACACCTCGTAGTTGAAGTACTGTACATGTGCGGTTATCGTGTATTCTAAATGAATGTTTTGTAAACAAATACAGCTTCTGGTCTTTCTTCGGGGTCACCGTATCCCAGTGATTTTAGATACTGATGTGTCTCTGAGTCTTCAGAGAAATTGTGTATTTCAATAAGAATCGCAGGTTTATGCTTCTTAATAGTTTCAGACGCACCCTTCAAAACTTGTAACTCGTGACCTTCAACATCAATTTTAATAAATGAAGGGACACCCGTATAGATATCATCTAGTCTTTCACAATGGACATCTACACCTTCACCTCGCATTTCATCTTGGTGATGAAAACTAGTTCCACCGTAGTTTATTAGTACATTAGATTGACACCCATGATGAGATGGTATATGAATTTTTGTAATAGATTTTTCGTCTGATAGGGCACATGGAATAACTTGAACCGGATATCTGAGAATGTTATTCTTGGCATTTAGTTCGACTAATTCATAATATAATGGTTCAAATGATAACACGGGTCCGTAATCTGAAAATAGTAAAGTATTATAACCAATATTTGCCCCAATGTCAATGATATCTGTACCAGGTTTATGTAGCATGCGTACATCGCGTCGCATAAACCTATCCCATTCATGTCCTCGCGCAATCGATGGTCCGATATATTCGTCGTCTGAAATCACATATACATCGTAAATCCCATTGCTTACTAGTTCGTAACGTAATTCCATATTTCTTTTAATACAGTATAAAAACTTTAAATACTTTTAAAAACCTAGCTCTTTCAAGGTTTTTAAAAATAGTGATATCTTAAACTAACACTTTAATCTTTACGCGTGTAAATAAGTATTAGCGATAATATTAAAACAATGAACAAAACGTGTGTAATTAAAACTGGTTGTAATGGTCTTCTCGTTTCGAATGTTTCATGACAAAATGATCTTCCGACTTCTATAGCGGCTTCGATACTCGAATATGGTGTTTTTCTTTCGGACATCATACCACATAAAGCGACTTTCGAAGATTCCCCGTAAAATGGGACCTGGCCATGTAAACTCAAAACCCCTGATGATTGTTCGAATGACCATTTACCATCTTTCCAATACGAACCCCACCCTATACGAATACTCGTTGGTTTTGGTACACGTAATTGTTTAATAACTTCACTTTTTAATGTTTCTGGATCGGTTGATAAAACTTTTTCGGTAAGATTACATATAACACACGAAATGGTTTTTTTATCGCTAAGAACTACGGGTTGTAAACTGAACTCTGTTTCCATTGTATATTCCAAATCAGTTTTAGGTAAACGGATTGGTTCGTCGTAATCTAACAAAACGTTAATACACCCGTACGTACTTGGACCAATTTTTTTAAGGGTATCTTTACCCCAATTCTCATCTACCAATTGTAACGCTTTACTATTATCTATACACAAAACAAGGAGTCCATCTTTTATTTTATTATTGTTTGTAAAAGAAGCTTCGTATCCATCTTTTTCATAACGAATTTTATCAACTTCACGCCCGAACATAAATGTAACACCTTTATCTACGAGTGCTTTTTGCATTTTGTCTGACATGACTTTACCCGAAACTTTTTGAACGTATTGTTTAGACATACCCACGTGATCGAAACTTTTTACAAATTCAAATGCTGACATGGTTTCCCAAACAACTCCGTCCATGATTAAAGGTAAAGCTTTGAGTAGTTTTTTACCTGGTTCTGAGAGTTCTCCGAGCGCGTCTTTGAGACTTATACCTTTGTACTTTCCAGGTTGTGCTAAAACACGAACCGCGAGTGATGTTAATGTTAAATAATCTTTAAATTTAAGATACTTGAACGTTGTAGTATATACGCGCGTGTCTGCGGGCTGAAATATATCATCCCATTCAATACCCATTTCTTCGAATAAACTATTTGTGTTTACGAATGCATTATCAAAAACGATTCTATGTGCGTGTAAATTTCGTTTACCTCCAGATGGTTCCCACCATGATCCACCTACAGATTCTTTACGATCGTATATAATAACTTCATGGTCTGTGGATCTAAGTATTTCCCATGCGACTGACATACCGGTTGGTCCGGAACCTATTACATGAACTCGCATTTATATATACACACAAATATTATTTGAAAAATTTTTCATAGTGTAATGTAAGATGGCGGTATGCGCGTTAAATATTAATACTAAATTAAATTTACCATCGAGACACAAGTCCAAAACGTGGAAGTTTGCGGGTGAATTTTTAATACGAAAGAACTTTCAAAAAGATCAGAAAGAATTAGGATCATGGACGCGTGATCAACTAATCGACCTTGGTCCTACTTTCATAAAACTTGGACAAATAGCATCTTCGCGCGTTGATTTGTACCCTTTAGAATTTACACAAGAATTGGAATCTTTACAGGATAACGTACCTCCTATTGATCGAGATACAATCATAAACATGATCGAAACCCACGTAAATTCAGGTACATTTTCATATTTCGACCACGAACCGTTTAAATCGGCGAGTATAGGTCAAGTTCATAAAGCTACTTTACAAACAGGTGATACTGTAGTTGTTAAACTTAGACGTCCTAATATATATGAAATTGTGAAAAGTGATACGGATAATATTAAAGATATAGTTAGATTTCTCGAAAAAATAGGTATAGATACAGGTACAAACACAGGTTATGTTCTCGATGAGTCTATAGATTATTTATTAGCCGAAACTGATTACGAACAGGAAACTATGAACGCAAAAAAATTCAGAAAATCTTTAAAGAAAGTGGATTGGATGAAAATACCTAAAGTATATGACGATTTGTGTACACCGGATATGATTGTTATGGAATATATAGCTTCCGAAAAACTTAACGATATATCTGACCCTAAAGTTAATAGAAAGAAGGTATGCGAAGCTCTTATAAACTCATACGTTATTCAAACTATGGACAAAGGTTTTTTCCACGCCGATCCACACCCGGGTAATTTAGGTTTTACAACCAATGGAAAACTTGTTTTTTACGATTTCGGGTTGGTTATAGATATTTCGGATGAAATGCGCGAAGGTTTTAACGAACTGTTTATACATATAATAAATAGGGATACGAAAGGTATTGTTGACGTGCTTATCCGGTTAGAGGTAATTTTACCAACAACATCGGATACGAGTGATATAGAACTCTTTTTCAAAACGACACTCAATTATCTCGAAACACTCGATGGTAAAAATCTCAAGGATGAGATACTAAACGATGATAACCTCTTAAAATTAGCACAAGATAAACCCTTTATCATACCGACGGCATTTGTATACCTTGCAAAAACCTTTTCGACTATCGAAGGTACGTGTGTAAAACTTGATCCTAACTTTACGTACATAGAGTATCTCGAACCTATAATCAGAGAACAGGTTTCTGATTCTATAGACATAGGCAACATATTTTCAACCGCAACTGAAATGCCTAATCGTGTAAAAAATATAAGTACGGCTCTTCTGGGAATGGAACAATCGCGTGCGTCTATGAAAAGATCAATGGAAAAATCACGAAAAGAAATGAGGTACGTACAATACAGTGTTTTATTAGCTGTATTTGCAGGTAACTTGTTGGAACAATATAAAGAACTGTCTGCATTTTTAACATTAATAAGTCTAGATTTAGCGCTTAGGGCTTTTCGTAAAAATCAATAGCAGTCGTTTCTGACCCAGGTGTTGTTGGGGTTTTATTTTTTTTGAAAAAATCTTTATGTTTTTCAAATAAACTTTTTGTTTTCTCGACTTCATCTTTAGCGATATCTTTTAACTTTTCCTTAATGGAATCAACTTCACTGTCTCTTTGTTTACGAACTTTTTTACCAAATTTCTTAAACTTTTTCTGTGTGGAAGCAAATGTAGTGGTTACTGTGGAAAGTGTAAACATTATTATTTATTATTACTTAACATTTTTATTTTTTCTTTGATTAGTATAAGTATGTTAACGGATAGTGATATTCGTAAAAAGATTACACAGGTACGTAAAAACCATGGTCAAATATACGCACCTCTTAAATATTTCAGGGGACTTTCTTCCCTGAAACAAGTTGAAACGCGGTATAAAAAGATGTTAAAAAAGGATTACAGACCATTTAAAACCGATAAAAAGGTTGAAACGAGAACGTCGAGTTATACATCAAAGTTTCGTAAAAGGTACCCGGGTGTAACAAAACTCAAAGATATATCCAAAGTGACGGGTATACCGTTAAAAACTCTAAAAACAGTCTACGATCGTGGTTTAGCCGCATGGCGAACGGGACACCGACCAGGTGCGAGTCCACAGGCATGGGCGTATGCGCGCGTACACAGTTTTGTTGTTAAGGGTAAGACCTATTATACAGCCGATAAGAACTTACGCTAAAAAATTCTCAGGTTATACAAATGGTTGTTAAATCTCAATTAACACAGAACATTAAAAATAACCAAAATAGATACGAGACTCGTCAGCGGCGTATAAAAAGTATAAAAGAAAAATTAAGAAAATTCGGAAAACCTGGTCAAAATATGATTAATCACTTGGTAAAAAGAAATTCCGAGTTTACTAATACTAATATAAAAGAATTGGATAATAAAAATACGGTAACTGGAATGGTTAATGTTATTAAAAGGGTATTAAATTTCAAAAATGTAAAAAATAAACCAAATAATAATAGTAATAGCGGTAGTACTAGTTCTAAGTCTAGTCCTAGAAATATACCTACGAGAAGTCATAATTAAATTATTTTAATTCTTTAATTAAATCGTCTATACTTTTATAGTACCGTTTAAGGTCTTTCATAAACCGTTTATTCTTTTCGAGATCTTCATCGACCTTCCTATTCTTATACACGTACACCAAGTTCGATTTCGAGTACCGCGTTCGTTTTTGGTTTTCGTTAGGTTTCCTCGGTACGAGTTTTTTATCCTTTTTCGCGACGCTTTGCATGGGTTCAATACGTTTCGTAAAACTAATAGCTTGCATGACCGTATCGGCAAGATCGTCTTTCTTTTTGGATGTGTTGAATATAGGTATCCAGTGTGCGTTAATCGTATTGTTCCATATAAATTCCTGACACCTTTCTATCGATGCCTTTTTCCGTTTATTATACATGACTTTACCGGGACCCGCAAAATCGGGTATTTTGAATCGCGCATCGTAAATGATCGTTTCGGCTTTAGGGTTACGTATGATAAAATAGGCGTGTAAGAAATGTTCGACCATTTTCATTTTCCGATTCTTATCGGGTTGTTTTTCAATAAGAACCGTATCGGCTTTCAAAATCCACGGTTTTTCGTCCAAATGGTTTCGCATGGAAACAAATAAACCGTCTTTATGTTCAGGAGGTACACC